AGTAGGAAGTGGTGGGTTAGCATCACCAATTGTTATTCCATTAGATGCAGTTGCTACAGCGGCTGGTGTTGGTGCTGTTGCACATGGTGGGCTTGTTTGGAATAAATCAATTCAAAATGCTAAGGATACTCTTCAAAAATTCGAGTCTTCTCCATCTTCTGGTGAGCGTGTTAATAAAGTTAAAGAGAATGGTAAACTTAATAAAGAGGAAAATGCTACTAAGGGGCTGGATAATACTAGTAAGAAAACTAGCGGACTTAATAGTACTGTTAAGAATGTTAATCCTTCAGAAATTAGATTCAGTCAAACTTCTGTAAATGGTTCAGAAGAGCTTATTGCTAGTATGAAAGCTAATGGCTGGAAAGGTGATCCAATCGATGTTGTTAAAATGCCAGATGGCAAGCTTACGACTATTGATAATACAAGGGTTGCTGCAGCTAGAGAGGTTGGAATAGAAGTTCAAGCAACTATTAGAAATTATAGCGACCCTCTCCCAGCAGATATGGTTGCTAGATTTACAACTCCTAAAGGTACGCCTAAGACATGGGGGGAAGCTTTAGATTTAAGAATACAAAAACAAAAAGCAAGTTTTAGAAATAATAATCCAATGGGATCGTATGACCTAGAAAAAATGAAGTAGAAGGAAATGGTGGTAACTATGAAAAATTTTTATATGGATGAATCTATTTATAAATACCCTGAATCTTACGAAAGATTAGTTGAATTAGATTTAGTTAATTTTGATATATGGTTTTTAATGGAATCAGAACAGGCTACTAACATATACTCTGGTATGAAGAAAAGATATCCTAATCGTAAGTTGATTCCTTTTGCTAAAAGAGTTGATAATGATGATACTGCATGTTTTGAAATTGGCAAAGGAAGTAAAGTTCAAATAATTCATGATTTTGCTTCTGAAGGTTTTGAACACAGAAAAGAGTTTGGTGATTTTTGGGAGTGGGTCGAATTTGCTATGAAAGAAATGATTGATTACAATCGGAGTGAAGAAATTGAATAAACAAAAATTCTATACAAATTTAAGTAAAGAAGCATCTTATGCTTTACGTCATGCTCCGTGGGAATACGAATTGGAATTAGATGAAAATGGTTGGGTGTCTGTTGACCAACTTTTACACGCACTTCATCAATCAATTGAATGGAGAGATGTGAAGATAGAAGATTTAAAAATAATGATTGAGAAATCAGAGAAAAAAAGACATGAGCTAAAAGAAAATAAAATTCGTGCGTTATATGGACATTCTATTCCCATGAAAATAGTAAAGGAAGAAGGCGTTCCACCTAAATTCCTTTATCATGGTACATCTCCTCACTTTTTAAATTCTATTGAATCAAATGGGCTATCACCTATGTCTAGACAATATGTCCATCTTTCTGAAGATATTGCAACTGCTGAATTAGTGGGAAAAAGAAAAGATAAGCACCCTGTTATTTTAGGAGTTAATACTGAAAAAGCTAGAGAAGAAGGCATTAAATTTTATTTAGGAAATGAAAAAGTTTGGTTAGCAGATGAGATTCCTAGTGAATTTATCGCAATTTATAAGAATTGATTTAGTCTATTTTGCTAGATTCTGAAGGCAAGAAAAGAACTTTTTGAAGAGAAAGTTACATATGGAGAATAATCAACAAAAGAGACCTCACATTTGAGGTCTCTTTTGTAACTCTTACTTTACATACACATAGGCTTCAATTGCTGATACATAGTATGTTTTACCCTTGCTGTTATGTACTTTGTATTGTGGCGCTCCATTCACAGTTATCTTTACATCAATGGTAAATCCTAATCCTGCATCTAAAGTACCAGCAACATCTTTATCCTGCCAAGACGGAGTATCATAGAAACGTAGGTTGTCCACTTTAGATACAACACGTTTTCCTACAATAGATGAATCAACTTTGCTTTTCTTATCGAATTTCACATAATAAGGATTGTATTTAATCCACTGATTTCCACCAAGATTTAGCCATCCATCTTTTTCGGCCCACACAACATATGATTCTGGTTTGTTAAGTTGACGAATTACAGAATAGCTTGCATCTGGTCCTTTACGTAAATTCACGTTGTAGCCTTGAATGTAAGCAACCCCATCTGTTACAGCTGTTGGTACTTCTTCTGGTTTAGATGGTTGTTCTGGAACAGAAACATCAACATTAGAATTACTATATGCACGTTTCACATCAGCACGGAATTGGGCTTCTGATACACCATGACTACGTAAGTAATCAAGTGGATCTTCGTGATCTGTACCGCCAAGATATTTTGTTACATCATAGTGAGTCCACAATCCTTTTTCTACAGATAAATTGTTATCTTTTAAGATTTTAGCTAATAATTTAACGTACTTTTCATATGAACGTTTAAATTTACCATAGTCTGCAGTTTCGCAAAGTTCTACATGTACAAATCGTTTGTTTGCACCTGGTCCACCACCATAAGCGATGTAACGTGTATCCGCAATTTGAATTGTTTCATTCCAATCAACTGCATAATGAACAAAAGCATTTCTCCATGTACGAGACTCATATTTTTGGATGTTAATAGCTGGAGCTTCTGGAGTTGCTGTACTATGTGCTACAACACCCTCATATGCACCAACACCATAACGATATGGCTGTTTCGGTAAATCAGGGATAATAAGCGTTCTATCCGCAAAAGCTTCTGTAGTAAGGCTAAATAGAAGCAGTGAGGTCATGAATACTGTGGAAACGAATTTAAACGATTTTTTCATTAAGCATCTTCTCCTTTTTCTTCGTGATCAGTCCAAATCCCCAAAGCGATACCAAATAAATAAACAGCCTTTTCGACCTTATCCAAATTTCCTTCGAATCCGGTCATTCCAAAAACTGATAAAATTAATCCAAAGCATGAAAAAAGCGCAACCCATGTTTTCCAGTTGCGCAAACGTTTTAAAATATTTTCTTTTGTAAGTGGCAAGTCTTATACACCTCCTTTCAATAACAGTCCAATAAGTGCCGTTACAATTGCACCGATTATGATGCGGAGAATCCATGTGGTATTGGCACTGATTTTATCAAGTTGCTTATTTATATTAACGATGTCTTTTTCGTTCCCTAAAGTACGGGACTCTAAGTTTCGAATGTCATCCTTCATATCTTTCTGATCTAACTTAATCTGTTGGATCTCTTGTTTTAAATCTTGAATTTCTTGCATTGATTCAGCTCCTTTCAAAATAAAAAGAGAGACGAATTCCGCCTCTCTCAATCTGTAAAATTTAATCTAAACCGGTATTTTAAGCAAAATAAAAAAGACCAGCTTATTGCTGCTCTGTAGGAAAAATCTCACTTATTTAGTTAATAATTGTTGTACAAGTGCCTCTAATTCGTTGAGGCGTGTTTCTTGAGAGGAAACTTTTTCCTTTAATAAATTGATTTCCTCTTGTTGTACGTTCTGTCTCAGAAGTATTTGCTGAGTAGCGGCAATGTTTACAGTGATAAGGGAATAAGGTAGGACTGACTTCCCATTTCTACCTTGGAACTGAATAGGTGTATCCTCTGCGATGAATCCATATTGTAGGTACTTATCTATATCTTTATTGATTTCATCATAGCCAAGTGTTTCTACGTCATCCTTAAATAGATACTGGCTAGGTTTTAACTCCATAAGAGTGTTAACAGCATCAAATTGAATAGGTAAAATATCTGTTTTGATATCTCTAGTTGATGTCTGGCTCCAAGACGCTCCAGATACTTCCCGTTTAGCTCGGATGTTACCACCTACCGTTGTACCTCCATTTGCTACAATGTCCCCTGTTTCTGCTGTGATGTTACCACTGCCCCATAAATTACCTCCATTGACATCTGCATAGTCTGGGTAAGGTGTCATATCATCATATCTATCTAAGAAGTAGAATCCATACTTACCACGGGTGTCTCTATGAACCCTCATTGTCTTACCGTCAATAGATAAAGAAACAAACTTACCCTCATCTCTAAGTGTGACAGTATCGAAATATGGATCTGCTAACTTAGTAGGGAATGACCAATACCCAGTTTCTGACCTTAAACTCATACCATTTCCAGCACGTAGATTTAAACTATTTGAACCATCAGTACTAATAGAAATGTCTCTCTTAGCATATATTGACATCGAACCTAATGATTTTAAATCCATTCTGTCCCCATACTTAGAGAATTCAATAGACGAAGACATATCAGTTTTATTTACTCCATCATATATACCAATACGCGCAACTGCATCTGTATAGCTTGACGGGTCTGGAGTCGTATGTTCTAGTACTAAGGCACAGTTCTTTGCAGAAGTGGCGTCTGTATAGTTAGTACCAAGCACTAAAGCTTCTCTTACTCCTTGCGTAATAGGAACGAACCCTAAATATCCCCTAGCTTTACCAGTTCCGTATAAATTAAGGTTCTGCTTCTCAAGTCTCATATGGTTATTAGCAGAAGTAGGATCTTCTGTCATGATTACGACACCTTTTAAGCTACCTGTCTTGATATGCTTAGCTTCTACGTATCCGTCAAGATTTATCTTCGGAGCTTGAATCAAAGCAGTCTGAGCTGTGAGGTTCAACTTTGCAGCAATCTCATTGTCTTTAACACGGAGAGAAATCTCCTGAGCATTTACTTTCAACTCAGATTCATGTCTATCCACTACAGCTTTACTACCATATCGTCCATCACCTTCATCTTTAGTGTAAACATCAGTAGATTTAGCTCGTAAGTTTATTTCCTGATTAGTCTGAGTGAGTTTTGTATCATAACTAGAGTTAACTGTATTGAATTCTGACTTAGTCACACGGTCAGCGACCTCTTTAACCATAGCGTCATAGTTTATAATGTCTTTGGGGTTTTCCATATAGACAGGAAGTTTCTCACCTACGTTACACTGCGGCTCAGCTACCCATACAGTACCAGATCTCCTAATCCACACTTCTATACGTGCATGAGTGATTGGAGCATCTGGAGCGTCATGATCTATAATGAATCTAGTCCATTGTCCATCTACTAGCTTATCTTGGAACTCAACTTGCTTGTATCCTCCTACTGAAGTCGTCCCATTGAAGAACTCTACCTTAAATGCAGCACCTAGTGAGATAGCATATTTGTCCTCAGTGTATAACATAGCAGAGAATTGGAACTTTCCTTGTTTCTGATAAGCAGGTACATCTTGATAGATACCATGCCAGACATTAGTTGTTGTATGTGTAGATTCAATCTTAACTGACCTACTTTGTTTGTATCTCTTAGATTCATCTACGGTAATCTTTCTGTCAACAGCATCAGCGTCAGGGTTCCATCTTTCAAGTGAAGGAGTCTCTTCGGTAACGTCTCCGAAGTCATTTACTTTCTTTTTAACAAACTGAGTATTCAATAAGAGGTTATCCGCTCCTAGTTCACCAATGTACTCCTGCATTTGAGTTTCGGTAACTTTTGTACTTAGTTCACCTTTAATATTCGTAATCTCTGTAGTAATTCCTACAGTGTCAGGAACAAGTGGCTCCCAGTCAGTACCATTCCAGAGTTTCAATATCTTAGCAGAAGAATCACTGGAGTCAAGCCATAGAGTTTTCCCTGCTTCTAGTTTATCTGTAGGAGCAGTAGGACTCTCAATAATAGCCGTTTGCATCTGATTCATGTTGCTTTCTATCTCTGTAGCTAAATCCTTTGCAGTTTTAGCATCTTCATGAGCCTGGTCCGCTTTAGCTCCTGCCTCTGCAATTGCATCAGTCTGACCATTTACTTTTTCGTCTAGCTGCTTAAATACTTCTGCAGGTACTTTGTCTTGCAGAGAAGATAAAATACGTTGATAAGCCTTCATGAGAGAATCATTTACATCTTCTATCTCTCTATAGTTACCGAAATAGATTTTATCTTGACGGGGATCCTTGAAAGACTCGTCTGCAGCAATCGCACGAGCTTCTAAATATAAAGGAGGGTTAAGCGTCTTGTCTTTAATGTATACAGTATCACCTTCATTTATTGCCTCATGTGACATCCCTGCTACTCTAGCCAACGAAACAGCGTCAACTCCATAAACTAAGTTAGTATCTACTCGCTTCTTCAGAGCTGCCTTTGTTAGAGTCATTAAACGCTCTGGAGTCATATTTTGATTATCAGTCTCTGGAGTATAAAACCCAAAGCGATGCTTACCATTAATGTTCCAACGTTGAAATGCTTCATCGTCAACCACGTAGGGAATACCATTATTAATATCTGCTACAGTAATTACCTCATCTTGACCGTTTGCTCCCTGGACAGTAACGTAACCCACTAGAGCAGTAATTACACCGTCAGAGTTTTCTGTACGAGTAATCCCTTGCAAGTCCTTACCTATATTGATTTCCTTCCCAGTGTATCTACCACGCTTTTCTACTAAGTCTACGTATCTTTTATTGATACTAGCTCCCTGGACAGTAACCCTATATTGAAGCTCATAATGATTAAACTCTGCAGCGGTTAAATTAAGAAGTCTCAAAGGGGATACAAACTCTTTAATGTATTGCGTACGTGTCCCTGTTGCTTCTACTTTACCGACTTCCCAGTCAGTCCCTTTAAGGGCTATTCTCATATACTCTTCTGCTTTAAGAGAGTCGAACTTTTTAGGTTCAATATAACCGTCAGCATCTAGTAAGGTCCATTCACCACTAGCAAGGATTGTAACTGTCTTAGCAGCAGAATCCTTCTCTACAGAGGTAATCACATAAGGTGTTATTATACCTGGACGTGTTTCTTTCAAGATGATATTTTGCTGTTGAAGATAAGGGATATATTTTGAGCTCTCAAGTAATTTAACATCTAATATATCAATGGAGTTCTTTATTTCCCAGTGACGCTTGTCCTCAATATAATCATGAGGACGTATAGTAGCTATCACTTGTCTTGTAATGTAATCAACTATGTGAAGATCTCCTTTTCGCTTTCCCATTATCTGTATCTCTCCCTGTATGTTACTTTGGCAGTCCCTATATTCTTAGGACGTACGATTATTTCATTTTCTCCTCTATTGACAACTGGAAATTCACTAAATAACTCTTTAATGTTGATAGCATCTTTCCCGTTAACTGTCACAAGAGCTCTCTCAGTATCTACAACTACAGTGTCTCCCTGGTCCACAATATAGGGAGTTGCATCTACTGGTACACTAAACTTCTTATACACTTTTAAGTCTTCTATAAAAATAGCATCTAATGGACTGTAATCCCCATATTTGAAGATTCCTATTGCTACTTTAGTAACTATAGAAGTAGTGGCAGGATTGGACTTGTTAACATCATTCCAGGTTTCAATGATAGTTTCATAATCTTGATAAGTTCCTTTCTTATATAAAGCAGAATAAGCTGTCCAAGTATTTCCCTCTCGCGTTAACATCACATGTCCTCTAAAGTCTGTGAATGAGCCAGGTGTCCTTCCAGTATCATCTATAAGCGTTTTCTCTTCAGGTCCATCATTTATGACTGTATAAGCTTTTGTGATTGAAGAAGTGTCGTATTCGTCCTTCATTCCTAATTGAGCAACGATATTGTCATTAGCATCTAATAAGAAGAGCATGATAGTTCCCATTCTGTCATAGCTTAAAGAGTCAAAAGAAAGTCTCATATCAACTTTGAAGTCTGTAGCTCCTCCAGGAGGAAGAGACTGTTTAAGAATTGGACCATACCATGTATTTTCTTTAAAGGGTCCATAAGTGCTAGGATGGAAACCGTGTCCGCTCCCTGCTATCTCCATAGCTCCAGCTCCTTCAAATAGTGAGCCAAGCGGCCCATTGTGAGGATTCCATTTCCCTAAATTGTCCATCTTGTCCCAAATGACCCTATCCTCTTGAGCTACTAGCTTTGTTTTTGGTCCTGTTGGATAACCTAAACGGAAATAATCGCCACCGTTCCAGATATCTATAAAGGGACTCTTATTTAGCACTTCAATTTCTACGATAGGATTCGACTCTACAGTTCCTTTGTTAGGAATAACCGCTTTTAAGTCTGAGCCTACAATAGATAAGTTAGACATTTTAACTTCTCCTAGCTTATAAGGCATTGGGCATACAAAGCGGATAGTTCCTTTTCCTCTGAAGATAAGTTCATCTAAGTCTGTCTCCCCGTCTAGCATAGCCATATATGTTCTGTCTGCCTCATCGTCAAAGATAAGCTCCTTTGGCTCATCTTGAATAAGCCAGCATGCTAAGTCTTCCTTCTTCTTCTGTAGATCCGCCTGGTCTTTTGCTTTAACGATGACAGAGACCTCGATAGTTCGTACTTTTGTGTTAGTCTGCAGGTGATACCCTCCAGGATGTCCGGGCACTGTCAATATGTCTCGTTCAATAGGAGCCCACGCAGAGCGGTTAAACCCCATCAAAATGAACAGGTAATCTTTTTTGATTCCGTTGAATTTAAAGCTAGTCACGTGAGTATCCTCCTTAGTTATTTTTATTTGAGCCCTCCCAGAGGGAAGGCTCGTAAGTTTATACTAGAAAGCTGGCATAACTTGAGGATTAAACTGTGCAAGTCTGCTACTTCTACGCTTATTAGCACTGTCAACGTCCTCAGAGATAACCTCCCCTACAACCTTTTTATCCATAACAAGATAAGTAGGGGCCTTATCAGATTGCTTCTCTTGAGCTTCTGTTTTCTTAGTGGTGCTATTAGTCTTGTAAGTCCCAGATATACGCTCATAAGCAGTAGGAGCTATAGAAACGGAACCTTTAATAACATCATCCATCTTAGGGAGCTTGAAGTCTGGAGTTACTCCTAGGTCCATTCCTTGGAAGTTATCATTCCCTAAGACGTTTCCAAGCTCAATGTCATTAGAAAGAGTTTCAAAGCCGCTTAATACAGCGTCAGCCATTTTAGTAGCTGCCTTTACTGCATCACTTGTCATATCTGTAATTCCCACGGCTAAACCTTCAGTAACGAATCCACCGACTTTCTTCATTACACGGGAAGGAGAATGTATATCAAAGAAACCTGTTACAGCATCTTTAACCTTTCCAGCCATCTTTTTAGCTGCATTTATCGCATCGGAAGCCATTCCACTAATTCCGTCTGCTAATCCTCGTACTATATCTTTACCTGCACTTAGGAGCATAGAACCTGCATTAGAGAAACATTTCTTAATTCCTCCGATAACATTGTCTGTAATAGCGCTCCACAAGCTACTTAACACGGAATAGATACCTTTAATAAGAGACCAAAGTATCTGCACACCTGCAGCAAGGATCTGAGGTAGATTAGCAATAATAGTCTTAGCTATTTCATAGATAATCTTTAGAGCTGCTGCTGCTAATTGAGGCATAATTTGAATAATACCTTTGATAATTGCCATTAAGATTTTAATACCAGACTCAATTATTTTAGGTAGGTTTTGCATGATGATATTTACAAGTTGAGTAATTATCTTAACTGCAGCATCTACAATCTTAGGAAGCATTTTTATGATCCCGTCAACGATTGCCATTAAGATTTTTACACCTGCATCTAAGATTTTAGGAAGATTAGTAATAATCATCTCAATAATTTTATTTACAAGCATGATAGCCGTGTCTACTAAATTAGGGAGAATCTTTACAATCCCATCAATAAGAGCCATTAATATTTTAATACCTGCATCTATAATCTTAGGAAGTAATGTGATAAGTGCATTCAATAAAGTATCCATAATCTTCAGAGCTACATCAATAAGCTTAGGAAGATTATTCACGATTCCATCAAGTACAGCCATTAAGATTTTAAGCCCTGCATCCAATATGATTGGAAGTAAAGTTCCTATAGTATTGACTAATGTATTTATCATTGTTACGGCTACATTAATCAAAGTAGTTACTACAGTAGGGAGAACTTGAACAAGTCCCTCAATAACCTTTGTAAGTATCGCAACCCCTTGCTCAATGAACTTAGGGAGATACAATACTATCAAATTAACCATAGTATCTATTACTGTAGTAATTGTAGTTAGTAACATTGGAAACATTGAGTTTATCCCTTGCACTATCGTAGGCAGAAAACGAGCTGCAGTGATTAGAAGTCCCGGGAGACCTCCTACAAGCATAGCGATTAGAGACGGCATAATAGTAGAAAATATAAGTCCTAACTGTGAAGTGTCTCCTCCTAGAGCTAAACGTATAGCCTCTACAAGGCTTGTAATCGTATTACGAATAGTAGCAATCGCGCCTCCTAATATGAGAGCAGCATTTTGGAATCCTAGTGGCAATTGACTAATCCAAACATTCATAGTGTTACCAGTTGCAACAACTGACAAGATATACTTAGATAGAGTTGCTAACGAGGTTCCAAATGAGTTTAACGATACAAGTAAAGGAGCTATTGTGTTTGCTATTCCCTGTATAGGTGCTGGCATACTAGCCACTACATCAGTGAAGTGGTCCCCGGTTAATATAACGTGAGCGAAATAACTTGCTAGAGTAGCCACAGCTTGACCAAATGAGTTTAAAGCAACCATAGCTGGAGCTAATGCAGTTGCTATTCCCTGGATAGGAGCAGGCAAATTAGATATTACATCTTTGAAGCTGTCACCTGTAAGAAGTACATAGCCAAGATATTTCCCTAACTCCATAGCTAATGCTCCAAACTGTTTCAAGCCTGCAAGTGTAGCTACTAAGGCTTTTCCTCCAAGGTCCATCAAAGAGGCGGTCCATTGCTTAATGACTGCAATTACTCCTAAAACTCCATTTCTAAATGTTTCACTAGTTTTCCACAAGTGAGTAAACCCTACTACTAATCCGGCTATTGCTGCAGCTAATATCCATGCAGGAGCAGACATCATAGAGAACCCTGTAATGATTGGCATAATGACAGGTTTAATAGCAAACAAGATAGCTCTTAACCCTTTAAAGTATCCTATCCCTAGAGCTAAAGGTGTTAGGATTACCATCAAAGCAGGAACAAGCATCATCATCCCTTGTATAAACTTAGCTAATACAGGATGAGCCTCATTAAATTGGATCACCATCTCAGCTAGTTTAGCAATAAAGTTATATATAGGAGTCATAACAGAAGCGAACGCTTGGACCATCGGCTCAAATGCTTTAGCTAACTTTTCTAACATGTTATTGAAAGCTTCAGCGTACTTTGTATTCTCTTCCATAGCTCTCCCGTGAAGAGCTCCATAGAACTTAGTTGCAGCAGCAGCGGCCATACCGAAGATTATAGGCATAGCCATCATTTGAGTCCCTAAATCTCGAATGAAGTCGTTGTATTGCTTTACGGATGCATTTGCTCCAAGGAACTCTAGAGCTAACTGCTGAGGACTACCAGAGCGTGCAAGTCTATCAAGGGAATCTACTGCAGTAAGAGCAAGCCTACTAGTGTTATACAGTGGGTTATTCATTGTAGTAAGGTTATTTTGAAAGCGTGAAGCCGTGGAGCTAGCATTATTGAGAGTACCAATCGTTTGATAAATACCCATAAGAGCCATTCTGTTAGAGTTGATAGCCTGGTCATTTGCCGCCTTCTGAGCTGCTCCTAGCTCAGTGATTCTAGCAATCATGTCATCTACAGAGCCCGTATAAGAGCCTGCAGACTGCACTAATTGGAAGTATCCATATTGAGCCTCTATTTGAGCTTCACGAGCTCCAGACATACCTGCCTTCATTTGATGCTGATAAGCTTTCATTTCATTCATCATTGCCATATGAGCGTCAGATACTTGAGTATATCCTCTTGTAATATCGCTATTCATACGAGTAAACTCAGAGCCGAACGTACGTGTCATTTCACTAGTAGTACTGTTCATTCCGTTTCCTATACGGCTAATTTCGTTATTTATTTGAGTGACTTCATTTGAGGTAATATTGCTAAGTCTATCTATCTCGGATTGATATTCATTTCTGATCTGAGCGGCTATTTGTTGTATATTGGCTCCAATTCGTATAAGCTCCCCGTTAACCTCTGAGACCTCTCCCCTTACATCTCCGTCAAGATGGTTAAAGCCACTATCAAAGTTTGAACGTGCCTGCTGCCCTATAGATACCATATTGATTCCTATAGAGCTGAGCAATTCGTTTACATTGTTTACATTCGAACTTACATTACTCCCTAGATTATTAATCTCAGAATTAAAAGCTTGTCGAATAGTTCGACCTACAGAGCTCATATTCGAACCCATTCTACCTAGCTCTCTATTGATTCTCTCAACGTCACTACGTATGTTTGAGTTATCTATTCGGGCGTCTATCTTTACACTTCCATCAGCCATGTATATTCACGCTCCTTAGTTGTCTAATTTAAAGAGTATCCAGGAGCACTGCTACGAAGTCTTAATCCTCTGTAGGTTTAATAGCCTTGTTCTCTTGAGCTAGTTGCTTTCGTGCTTCCTTGTAACGTCTCATGCGGTCCTCGTAAGCTTTCAACTCTCTAGCCTCCCTCATAACCTTCGCTTGAGGCAGCTCATAAAAGGCTTTTTTCTTCTTAATATCCTTCACCTGGTCCGCATTCTCTTTAGTCTTCTTAGGGACTTCGCAAGTACGGTACTTAATAGCAGTCTTCATAGGTGTCTCTTCTGATAAGTTATTGAATAGAGCTAAGAACTCATTCCAGAGTAGCTTTCCTTGTTGCTCGATTAGATTAATCTTGTAATCATACAAATAGGACGAGAAAATCCGTTCAGCGTCTATAGTAAAATCAACTATAGGAAACTCTTGGAATGTCTCGTCCTCTTCATCTCCGTCTGTGGAGTTATCCTTATTGGTCATCTCATTGACTCTCTCTGTATTTTCTAAGTCAATATTAAGCTTAGCTTTGAAGATATCAATGAGAAGTTTTTTCTGCTGATCTCCGTTAAGTTGAGCTAGTAAGCTACGTTCTACTACGAGCATATTGAGTGCTACTGGAAGCTTAGCATTATCAGAAACCTTTTTATCATCAAACAACTGAAACATAACTAGTATGTTGTCGTAGGAGAGATTGAGCTCAATGTTAACCCCGTGCCAATGGAATCTATCTACGTTTCTCTCTGTAAGAGTAAATCTAGGCTTCATATTAGCTCACCTTACTTCTTAGTGTTAGTCAGATACTCGTTTAAGGAGTCGCCTACTTTGCTGCGTAACTCTGTTTCTACTAATTTAGTCAAGTAATCAATAAGAGCTACTAAGTTCATTAGAGAGCGCCCAGCTTTTACATATAGGTCCTCAAAAGTATCTGCTCCTAGGAATAGCTCAATAGCTTCTTTCATAACCTCACGTTGTTTGGAGTGCATTTCTCTTAGTTTCTCTGTAGATGCTTCACGGATATCAACTGCTTCAGCTTGTAGCTCTTTAGCTTTCTTCTCATAAGATAAAAAGCCCTCTTGATACTTTAACATTGACTCATCATCAAAGTTCACCTTGTAAATCTTCCCTGCTACGTCAATCTCTCTATAAGTTTTCTCGAAGTTAAATTGAAACTTGTTTTCTACTATTTTTGAAACACCTTCATATACTTCTTCTGGCTTAGCTAATTGATTTGTCATTATGGTTATCTCCTTGTTTTTTGTATTTGCCTCCGTCGAGACAATTTTTAATTTATTCGAATAAGTTAAAAACATATTTTTCACTATTTTTATCACTCTAAAAAAGCTATCACTGAGGAGGGAACCGAAGCTCCCTCTCAATGTAATTGATAGCATGAACGGAAGAGAAATGCGGAACTATTAAGCTGCGCCTTTTTCTGTAAATTCTGGAGCTCCGTCAAAGGAAATATTAAACTCAATCTCACCCTTGCTATTCGCATCTCCTCCGGGAACTTTGATCTCTGAGATAGTTGAAGGACCTTCCCATTTGTCACCGTTTGGCTCAGTCACTCTAAAGTCAGTCTTACGAGCGTCTCCAATTTGGTTAACTTTCTTAAGGATAAAGTCTTGAGCCTCATCGCCATAAGAACGATGACCTTCAAAGGAATAACTCATCATGAAACCAATAACAGAACGCTCAGAAGCGCCTCCACCATCATAGTAGTAGTCCTCTTCTACTTCCTCGTTATTATCGGGATCTACTGACTTGATACCTTTAGCAATAACAGCCCACTTAGGAGTAGCCGCTGTTCCCACATTGATCTCAAATTTATAAAGATGGTTCAATAGATATGCCATATATTAATTACCTCCTATTTCTAATTCCGCAGAAAAAAGCGCGGTGTATATATACTCGTTTGCTGCTGTCTTTTCAACGAAAGAAGGCTCAACATATACATTGAGCCTTCTTAGTGTGTATGAATTGTCAACTGCGTTAAAAGTACGCCTTTGTACGTTGTTTAACTCTCTTGTCATTGCTTCAATCGCATTCGTTGTTTCTAATTGGTTATCGCTTTTAACGAGCAATTGGAATTGTTTATTGATGATTTCGCCTTCGAAATACTGCTCTCCCAGAGCTGAAGGTGTCATCCTTATAGCAATACTCTTCTTTGGTATGTTATTTGCACCTATATCTAAAACATCTGCTTTTACAGGGGCAAACATGATGTCTTTTGATAAATTAATAGTTAACTGCTTCTTTACTGATTCAATAAGCCATTTCATGTTTGTCCTCCTATAAGTTTCTCTTAATTTCGTTTTCTACGATTCTTGCCCAATCTGTTACATTCCTAGCTTTTGCGTGCTCAAACCAAAGCGATGATGCATTAGGATTACTATCATGAGAGAAATTAAAGTTTACCCCGTAAAAGTTCCTCCGTGCGTAAGGAGTATTCCATTCAATATGACCTTCTCCAGGTCTACTGAAACGAATAGAGGAACGCTCTAACTCGCCAGTATCTTTTGGGATAAAGTAATTGCTATCTTTCAGCACCTGCTGATCTAGTGCAAACTGCGCTTTACCAACCGCTTCCATTACTTTCCCTTCAATTGCAGGTGTATCAATTCGGATATTCAATCGAATCATACAAGCAACACCTCCACATGATGAAGACTGCTTCGGTCATAAAAGTCATTGACTTTGCTAACGGTCATTTCTTTGCCGTTAAATATGACTTTTGATTTCTCTTTGAAAGTAACAGGTGTCGAATGTACTGCATCATGAAACAATAGTGTTTGCATTACAATACTGTCACCATTACCATTCAGTACAACTGCTTTTTTAGGTTCAATTCGAACCCTTTCAATTGTTATTGCAGGTGCATAGTTATCATTTCCACCCCAGGTATCGTCTTCACCCTTATACTCCAAATACTCGACTGTATGGATTAACAATGACAAACGAATCGGTTTAGCCATGCACACACACGCCCGTATAAAGTAAGCCTGTAGGTTTAAGGTAATCAACCACAGTAATCGCATAGCGATCATAGTAAGATGGTGCTTCAGCTGCTCCTGCGCTCATTCCATTCTCTGAATAAGAACCTACAGAAAATCCACCGCCACCTTCACTTACAGTTGCGGAAGTCTCTCCATTGATTGCTAAGAATTCAACTTGGGCAGCAGTTGCTTTCTGAACCTGCTTCTTAATAAAAGGAGCCAACTTATCAAAGTCAACTCCTTCTAACTTGTAATTAATGATATGGTCAATTTGATCACTAGCACGTGCAATAAGACGTCCTAATAGCCATCCATCTGCTACAGGAGTACCCTTATACTCGTTGTTATAGTAGTCAGCATCTATATATGCCATGTGATCACCTACTTATCTGCTGGTTCACTCTTCTTCAGCTTAGAGTTTTCAGCTTTTAGTTTGCTATTTTCGGATTTTAGCTTTTCGTTTTCGGCCACTAATGTATCCTTTTCAGATAAGACGCCATTGTATTCAGCCAACGAAACATTTCGTCCGCCTGTTGCACGAGTGATAATCGTGCCATCTTCGTTAATCTGATCGAAACCATCATTCAGATAGCTTGCTAAGAAGTCCTTTTCGATGTTCAATACTTTGTTTAAACGTTTTACTTTTACTGTGTTACTCATGTAACCACCATTCCTTTCATAATAAAAAGAGAAGCTATAAAAGCCTCTCTTATGCAGAAGTAATATTGAATTTAACACCATCCACTTTAGCGCCTAAAATGAACACATCCCAATATTTACGCTCGTAGTAAAGGTATTTGCCGCCAGTTGTTGCTGATGGTTCGTCTAAGCTAACGAATTCGTATTGTTGTGGAGCTACCATTGCTAACGGGTGAATTAAGATCATGTTGATTTGTTTTGCTGTTGCATCAGGTACAGCCCCGTTAGTGAAGTTGTAAGCGGTTTTCATGCGTGTAGATGGCACAGTGATGATAGTAACGTCATCTAAAGAATATACGCCGCGGTTAACAGCTTTTTCAGTAGCGCCGCCAACATCAAGTTGACGTTGTAAATCTTTAGCTGCTTTTACAATCTTTTTAACAGCAGGTGTAATGTAAAGTAGACGACCTGTTTGTGGCACTTCAGCTTCGTCCATTTCTAACATCATTTGGTCGAATACAGTAAGGAAACTTGCAGCGTCAAGTACAGTTGTATCAGCTGTTTTTCCTGCCCCAGTGAATTCAGCGTATAATTTAGAAGCCATGTATTTATCATGCTCTGGAACAGCTTCCTCGTCGTTGAATACACGAGTGATGTTAGCGATTGTTACAGCCATGTTTGTTTCGTCAACATCAACCGGATCAACTAATGTACGAAATTCACGGTCATGACCTAAAGTCTTAGGTTCGAATGAGTTATCAACACGTCGAGTAGTGTTACCAACAACATCACGGTTAACATCAGTGTAGCCACCGACTTTGATACGTGGGATTTGAAGTGTTTTTGGTCCAGTCCATTTAACGACACTGTTGTTAGGTGTGTTGTATAAAGCAGCGAAAGATAAACCTTGAGAAAACTTTTGAACTAAAACCTCTTGGTATTGTGTTGCGTAGTTTAAATTAGCCATTAATAAATCTCTCCTTGTTTTAAATGATTTTTGGCAAAATAAATAGTCATCTATAAAGATGACTATTTAAAACCTATTGTTGTTTAATTCCGAATGCTGCAGCCCACTTTTCAGATTCTGTCATTGTCTTTTGTTGATGTTGTCCATTTGAAAATGTAGGCTTCTTAACTGGATCGGCAGGTGGCGTTTCCACTACATCTTTAAAGTGAGGAAACTCCGCGACTACCATTTCAATAGCTTTGGTAATATCTACATCGTCACTAACCTTCGTTTTTGCTAGAGTAATAACTGCATTTAAGTTCTTTTCTTCTGTAATACCTGACTTAATCGCAGCGTTTTCTGCTTGCAAATTAAAAAGAGACTCATCTTTTTCTTTCAACTGAGTCTCGAAAGTTGTTAACTTTTCATTTGTCTTTTCTTGCTCTGTTTTCTGCGACTCTTGATGAGCTTTCCAATCAGTAACCGTTTGTTTCAGTTGATCAAGATTCTCTACACCTAACTTTTTCAAGAACGCGGCTTCCTGCTTTTGTTTAGCTTCATCCATCTGCTCTTGTGTAAAAGCAGTAGGTTGTTGCGCAGGTGGTTCTTGATTTACTGGTGGTGTTGTAGGTGGCGTTACATTTGGATCACCTCCTTCCAGTGCAGGTGGTGTAGCGTTTGGATCTTCTGAGAAGTACTGCATTCCTTTGACTCTTAATCTAGGTTTAAACATGTTAGTTAACCCCTTTCTTTTCTAATAATTTAATAGTTATAATTTGATCGCGTTCGATAATGAAATTATCTAAGAAAATGTAAGTTGCATTCGGTAATTTCAATTGTTTAGTAAGTGATTCCATTATTTCTTCATCACTTTTACCATCAATTGATATTGTAGTGCTGTTACCTGTTTTCAATTCAAATACCACATGAACCATCGTTAACACCCCTTATACAATTTGTTCTCTGTTAGGCTGACGTTTTCTGCCAGTAGCTTTAATGAAATCTCTCATGTTAGCCTGACGCTGCGAAACTTTATTCTTTGCTAGCTTCACACCTTCTTTGTCGCCGATAGCTTCCAACACTTTAACTTCTCTTTTAGCTTTTTTAATCTGTCTTTCTAATGATCGCTGCTGTTGACTTTCTTTGTATGCCTTATCGTTCTCTGTGTAGTCATAAGGTTTATAACGTTGTGTTGACACCCCTGGAATATAGGGGAACTTAAGGTGCCGACAATTGACACCTAACAATCCAGCAGGATCACCATAAGAGGTTGTTGACCATGCAGGATACTTTTTGCTTTTGCCACTCATAGAGAAAATACGACCTTGATATGGGGCGCATTTAGGTCGCGCTCCCATGTGACTACTCGTTTCAACTAGGTCAACGCCGTACTCTTTCATACGTTCATCTTGCATTTCATTAGCGACATTGTTACTAGTTGAGCGACACACCGTGCTTACATAGGCTTCAGTAGACCATTTACGCCCTAACTTATCAACGAAAGCAGGAATACCTTTATTAGCCCAACCTGCAACAGCTTGTCGTATTGCTTGCTGCTGCGTTATGGTCCCTGCAAGTAATTTACCAACTGTTTGATTCAATACATCTCTGTACATTTGTTGAGCATGGTTTAACATCGTCGTATTGACGAGATTTAAGGTATTGAGCGCTTGATTTACATATGCGTTCAGAATACCGATTAAAGCAGCGCTTTGTGCCGTCGGCGGCGCTACTTCTAATAAGCCTAATTTAACGGCTTGAGTGTAGATACTTTCGTGTTCACCAATAGCAGCAGATCCAGCGTTTTGAAGCATTGTTCTTACTTCTTTGACTGTCTTGCCGCTATGTTTCGCAATGGTCTCTAATTGTTGCTTATCTAAGGTACCTAACTTATTCAGCTGTACCATGCGCCAGTGTTGATATTGGTCGTTGTTTTCAGCTGTTAACAATAAATCCATGTCCCTTTTTAGCAATCTAGCCATATTTAAAAACAGCTCTTCTTCTATCGCGTTATATATATCAACTACGAATAAAGATAGCTGCAGTAATTTCTCAGGAGGTAATGCCATGATTACTCAGCTCCTGGATCATTATTTTTCTGTTGATTCCCTTCCAATCCGAAGAAATCAACATTTTCAGGAAGGGCCATTCTATTCTCTTCCATTATTTCTTCTAACATTTGAGTCGCTTCTTCTTCAGAAACGCCATGAATTTTCATAATCGCTTTTTTCTTAGTTGTCAAATTGTTGGTAACAAGTAAGATCTGCTTATTGATTTCTGCCGCTTGGTCTTCTGCAATAGAATCATCAAAAGTAACAGTAACTTCGTATTTATCAGTACTTTCAAATTCATCATATAAAGCAGCAATTTCAATGATGATATCAACTAAATCACGAATACCATCCTCTATAACGGTCTCGTGAGACTGTTTTGTTCTGAATGTCTTAGAGTTTTCACTTACAACCTCTGTTGCAGTTTTAACACCTTGTCCATCAAAGCTAAATGCTCCGGAAGAGAAGCCGACTTGCATCGATACATAGTTTAAAAGAGCATTGATAGCAGCAGTATGTTCTTCTACACGTAATTCCACTGATATATCTTGAATCTGATTAGCACCATCTTCGAATTGCATCGCTTCATACACTTCATCGGTAGCGTCGAAATATCTTTGTGGTATGCCTGTTTGTGGATCTACAACTGTACGGATCGCTGAAGTAGGTACCATAATTCTCTTCTTACCTAAAACGAACTCACGTTGAAAGCTATCAAACGCAATATCAAGTGACTTTAATGTACCTAACGCATTAGCATAGATCGATATACCAAGTGGTGAACTCATATCTAAGTTATTGGCTGTATTTGGTTTGAAGTACACAAACATAGGTTTAGATAAGTTTTCAATACGCACTTCTTCTTCCAAATCAGGGTATAGAGTAGATAAAGTAACTTTTACACCTAAGTCTCCTTGGTTTTTACTTTCGTATAGCTCATTCTTAATTACATACTCTTTACCTTCAACCAAGTGCCATTCAAGTAGCGTGTACTTCTTATCACCCTTAGAGATTTCATTTACGAATACACCTTCAGTGATATGTTTGTTATCCCATGCAATCGGTATGAAGCAGTCTGCCGTAACGTAAGAAAGTTTAATTCCGTTGTCCCAGTAAACCTTAATAACCATTCCACCTAAAGCAAAGTTGTATTCTAGATATCTCTGAAACTCTTTAATGAAGTTGTTATCATCAAGGACATTCTTGATATTATCTGAAAGTGTGTCGTCAGAAATGTTAATCGAACACTTCTCATTAAATATTAGTGCAGCCATCTCTTGTGATATAACCTTAGCCATATTGAGAGATGCCATTGTCCTGCTTTTCTGCCCTTCAATCGTATGATACTTAACGTTGTGCCACTCGTCATAATGACCACTGTATAGAGCTTTCCACATATCTATATGTTTGTAGGATTCTTCATTAACAGGTATATCTTTTTTATCCGTTATCTTTTTAACTCCGCGGATTAGATTCATTTTATATAGCCACCCCCTCACTTTTGCAACGATGTTTCTGAACATATTTTCACCGCCTAATATTTTAATCCTAGTTTTGATAAATTATCGTTAACATAATATTGAAAGGCATCGGCCGTGTGATCGTCTACCTTTATTATTTTAGGGTCGTCACTTTGTAGGGTATCTGCATCCCATTGGTATTTCTTATGTTCTTCTATAAAAATCTTATTTCTTTCTGTATTTAACACGAAAAAACGTCCTTGAGCCATTAGATCCTGAACGTTATCAATCATGTCTATTTTCTTTTTCTTCGCTACTGGATGCAGTCTTATACCATAATCTTTAAAGAACTGATTACGAAGTGCACCTTCAGCAGAGTCGATGGTTTGTTTGTCAAAGTATCGATTATAGGTTTTAGTAACGCTGTCCATCCATTCTTTCAAATCTTTAGACAGTTCACTTGGAGCCTTTTTGACTACTTTATTAGCAGGACTGTAGTAATAGGTATCAAGCAAGATAACGTTTCTCTTCTTAGTAAAAGCAAGCGCTAAATGAGTAGTAGCAGATACTTGGTGACCCGTATCGGATGATGTATCAATTAAAATAATGTCATCATCATGTGGAAGTTCATCAATTTCTTGAATATGATTCATGTTATAGACCATATCACCTAAACCAATAACTTCTCCACCATACATCCATCGCCAGTAATCTATGTCATGTATCTTATACTTCTCAATCTTCCTAATCATCTGCTGAGATAAGAATCCTTTTTTATCATCCATGTAAGTTGAATGATGAATGAAATAATCATCATCTCCAGATTTACTATCCAGCCACTCATTAATCCAACTGTACGGATTTCTTGGTGGGTTATAAGAGAAGTACACTTTTACTTCTTTACCTTCAATTTCTTGACGAATGAAAGTATCCTCTACAATATCGATATCCTCTACACCTGCAAACTCAGCAGCTTCTTCAAACCACAGAGACATAACGTATCCTTTGGCTATCTTCGCAGATTTAAGTTTCAATGGATCATCACAACCATAGAAGTAAAATGCAGTATTGGTTTTCTTATGCCTAATTATCAATGGTGACTTACCAAAATAAAACTCACCCTCAACACCAAGCATATAAATGGCCCATTTGATTTGCTCATATATAGAAGTAGAAAGGTATTTACCGACTTTTCTCAAGCAAACTACATTCCCTTGGTCATCATCTAAGAAGTCTGTTATAAGCTTCATAGAGATTACTGATGATTTCATGGAAGAACGACCACCTTTTGCGACGATATGAGACTGTTCAGCAAGCCATAACGAATAGAAATTGACGTTCATCAAGTCCATGATATTAACTGTCTTGGTCATTTTCCATCGCCTTTCTCATGGCTTCCTTATCGTTTACAATGATGACACGATTACCATTACTGGAGTCGTCTGTAAGTTCCTTGACTTCAGCTTTCGTCTTCTCAACCTGTACCTTCTGCACTTCCATCTGCATTTTGTGGCGTTCCTCTTCAATTTGTCTCTTGAAGTTATCAGGTACTAAATCGAAGTACTGCGCCAATTTATCCAAAGCCTTCATCTTATCAGCAAGTTTGATAGAAACACCATCTCTCCCTTGCTTCACTTCCGTAATAATTGAACCGTCAACAACTTCATGATCTTGTAAGTCAACAAAATTCATCACTCTTGTAATAGGAGTTCCATCTTCACTTTCAAACTCAACTTCTCTTTGCCCAAAAGTCACATAGTTAGTAATGTCAGCAAAAGCAATCTTAATGTACTCTTTCAGCACATCCATTGCTTCTACAAATACATTCTCAACTAACTCACCTTTAAGCTCTCTTATATAGGAAGAAACCCGTTCTCTTCTTAATAATCTACTACTCTGTACATGAGCGCTCTCTTTGGCATATCCGCTCTTGATTGCAGCTTGTGTACCATTGAAGTATTTCACGTAATATAAACAAAAGAGCCGTTCCTTTTCGGTCAGCTCTTCATCATCTAAAATCTCTTTCAGTTTTTCTTTCGTTTTGGGATTTTTAACATTAGTAACGCTCCTTTTTGCAATAGTAACGTTACCATTAAATTGTTCATCCCATTTATCTTGTGATTTCCACTTTCTGATTTGCGAAGGCTTGAGATTTAACTCAGCTGCAATATCAATTAATGGTTTCTCACCTTTACTTGCTTTGTACATTTCAAACGCTTTATCACGATCTGGGCTTCTTTGCCTAGCCATATTCACCACCTCGCGGTAATTCCTTTTGTATTATATTTTAAATCCATTTATTTTAATGTATAATTATATAAAAAGTCATAACTTTTAGAATTGAGGTGACCATTATGAAAAGTTTTGGTACTTTAGCATGCTCTGCTTTCTTTTCAGCAATGGTGATGTTGTATAATGTCCAATCCTTTTATAATAAATTCACAGCAGGAAATACATATTATTGGGTAAATGGTATCCTAGCTGCTGGATTTCTTATATCCTTTATCATCGACATAAAAGATATCATCAAGAAAAACTACAAAACTTCTGAATCGAATTAAGGAGCCTATAATGGCTCCTTTTTCTATGCAAAACAAAAAAAGCAGCGGATTCGCTACTTTAAGGTTCAACTATCTCCCACGTTACTCCATGAATAATTAAGTCTCGTGGTTTCTTTTTTACTTCAGCTAATATCTGTCCTTCAGGAAATGGTTCTTTAGTTTTAGTGATACTTGTACAACCAGCTTCTTCTAATACATTGTTGATTGGATGTTCAGCATATCGATTGAACCTATTAGATACATCACATATCATTTTCACTATCATACTCTCATCCCCTTTTTCTTCCAGAATAACACAAAAAGAATCTTATTTTCCCACACCACTACCGAATGTAAACTTTTACTGATTAGTTTACATTCAAAACATTGATTTCATTGAATTCATAGCGTTTTAGCTGTTTTAACAAAAAACACTAACAAAAGTATACATTCAAAGCGTTGGTTTTGAAAGGATTGTGAAACCACCCTGCATTTTGTTAACTATCTCTATTTTTGTTCGTTGAGTTGTTCGTTGAGTTGTTTGTTTTGTTAGGATTACTTATCCAACAGATAATCTACCCATTCAACTTCTTTCTTCAATTGTTCATCGGACATTTTATCTAATCCTTTAAGGCTGTAATCTTCTCCATATACTCAGAGAATTTACTTCTTACGTTCTTTAATGATTCTCTATTATCATCTCTTATCCCCATCAACTGCTCCATTTCCTTATCAGCAGACTTCTCAAGCCATTCTTCATCTACCTTGTTCATCTCGCCAATCCGATAACCAAAGTAGATCACCAGTAAAGTAACAAGTGTACCAGCGACATATCCTGTAAGTCCTCCTAACCAAAACATCCCATCACTTCCTCCGTAAAATAAAATAAGACGCTAAACCGATCACGGTAGCGCCTACGAGAATTGCTATTGGTGTAATCATTTATAGTTCTCTAATTCCTAACGTTCTTTTGCAATTTCAACTGCATCAAGATTAACTAGATTGCTACAATCTATATAAACCGGAATCTTTACCTCTGGAACCTGTATCATTGCACCTACACTAGCGATAGCCTCACCTAATTCTTCAAAAGCTTTTGTACATCTTTCCGTAGCTTGTGTTAATCGTTCGATTTTCTCTTGTGCTTCACCAGTATCAACATTAACTTCAATATCTAATGTATTTCTTGGTTTCATCTGTTCTTCCATCATTCATCATCCCCCTATTCAAATGTCCATTTTATACAAAATAAAAGAGCACCCACAATTGTTAGGTGCTCTGATATATAAAGTGGTGTCACCACATACTGTAATATATGCTTGTCCTATTCAAATCGTGCATAAAAAAAGAGCATCCACATTAGTAGATGCCCAAATGTGTAGGAGTTTTCAATGAGTATCGAATAGGACCTGAGAGAGGTTGTCCTACACTACAATATATGCTTGTCCATCTCAAAAGGTTCAATAAAAAAAGCACCCTTGTCCAGGCGCTAATAATACACATTGAGGTAACCAGCATGTTAGAGAAGACCGTTCTGTATCATTATATGATGTTCAATCCTAACTATACCTAATACAACCTTTAAAGATGCTTATTATGTAATTTCCATATAACAACGAAAAAAGCAACCGTTATGGATGCTTTTAAATCTTTTCTATAACATAAACCATTGTCTTTCTTGATGGTACATGATAAGAGTAACCTTCATTTCTATGAACGTATATTTCATATTTACCCATCACTTGAAATCTTTCTGTTTCAGATTCACCGAATTTTGATACAGAATCGCATAAAATAGTTAATTCTTTTCTATTATTGCATAACAAATTAGAAATTTGTTTTTCGGTATATATTCCTCCAATCGCTAATTCTTTCAACATTTCTACGTATTGCATAATTTCTCCACCTTTCCCAATCTATTTATTCAACAAAAACCATAATTATCCTTTTGTTCAAATAAATAAGAAGCTATCACCGAAGTGACAGCTTTCCAAAGGGATAGGAGAGGAACATTCACGAAAGGGGAATTTCGAAATGAATCAATTCAAGAATAAGATTACTCTCATTCTTTTCTCGATCACCGCAATCATCATATAAGCTACACGCTTTGTGTCAGTGACCGAGAAAAGAGCGAAAGCTCTTCTCGTTTATACTCCGTAGAGTCGGATATGGGGTATCCTTTAATTTGTATCAAGACGTTTCATTTCTTCCGACGCCTTGCGTGAACAAACATGTGGAGGACAGAGGGGGTAACTGTCTCATGTTTGCTCAAACAAAGAGCGGAAGCTCTCTGCCTAGCGAAAATTCGCAGTAATCACTAGAAAGTGTAATGTGCTCAAATTAACGATGCATTCTTGTTCTTATTACTTATTACTTGTTTTGAAATGTACGATTCATTCAATCATATGAACCATCACCCATTTCCATTTTCAAATGTAGAAATCATAGACACGGCATCTAGTATTATATTTACTATCAACCCAAGCGACGACTCTTGAGCTGAATGATAAATACAAAATAATTTCGGGAAGCTCTTATTCCCTCTAGCCTCCGCGTCACCGAGTAACGTAATTATAATGGGCACGCTATCCCATGAAGCATATTCAGTTTCCAAAGAACATTCAACTTCATGAGATAATCGTACCGTTTATTCATTTATCAAAAACTCCCCAAAAAATACGCTATTTCTCTGCATTTTCTCTGCCATTTTCAAATGATTCCTAATGTAGTAGCAATCAGTTTGATAGCACTCTTCTTCTTCTCGTAAAAGTATGAGTTCTTCATCATCAATTCATTTTGTACGAATGCATCTTTCACTGGTTTATTATCTAAGAACTTCATAGTAATGATGTTTCTTTCATCATCATCCAGGATATTATTTAATGCCTTTTCGATTTGTTGCACCTTCATCCTACTCGTCACTCTCGAATCACGTAATTCTGGAAATAAACTGATTCCTTCTTGTTCTACTTCATTATTGAATCGCATTTTCAGCGCTCTGTATTCTTTCAAGATGCTCACGACCTCTTTTTGCACCTTTTTATCATCGATTTCTGGTAATAAAGATAATTGTTCCAAGTTGGAATCCCCCTATTGTGATTTTGTTATTTTTAATCCCTGTAAGGTATGTGAAATTTTAATACCTATCTTTTGAATAAGGGAACGATAACTAGTAAGCAGCCCCCACCATCTACTCATCATCGTTCCGCTATCCATTAGGCCTTTAATATCTTTCGCTTCCTGTTATCCATCTTCTCTTTCGCTGTTTCAATGTTATTTCCAATCCTTTTATGGTCCTGATCTATCTGAATCATTCCATCTAACACCCCTGGAATCAATCCTGTCTCATCGATGTATCGTAAGTAATCAACTGGAGCTCGTTCTGTCTGTTCTACTAAGTACCCATAAATATCGAAGTCTGCTCTTGGTATAGACTTCTTCCCATTCGGTTGATGAGACATCCTTATATAAGATTGAATAACCGATGCTGGAACCAAGAATACTGTCTTATCCTTACTAAACTCTATAAGGAAGAAACATACAGCTCCCATTTCCTCTGCCTTCTCCAAGTAATCTAATTGATGCCGCGCTATGTTCTTTAAATCAAATCGTGTAAAGCTCTCTGTTGACTTCGCTTCAAATGCGATAGCTCGTCCATTGTACACTCCATCATAATCCACTGTACTCTTAGATTCATAGAATCCATTTACCACTCGTCCATTCTTACTTTTCAACACCTTAACAGGAGTCGGACGCTTGTTTATAAGCGCCACTCCCTCCCTTTGGTACATTTCATTAGATAGATTGATAAGCATCTCAAATGCCATTCCTCGGTTTCCTAAGCTCATTGTTATTCCTCACTTTCTATTAAAAGGATTATTTTGTTTAATTTTCCCTTAATTTACATTAATATCTATCCTAACATCTAAATATAGTTATATAATATATTCATCAAACATTAATTAGGAGTGGTTAAAATGCCAGATATAATATATCTCATTGTTTTTACCTTTTTAGCAATTTGTTCCATTTTTACTTTAATAAAAGAGTTTAAAAGGCCACGGAAAAATGGATTCTTGATTTCGATTGAATTCTTGTTTCTTGTAGGAATGGTATTGTTAATAAAAAATAGTTTAATTTAATTTACATAATGGATATCTTATCCCCATTTCTTATAGTGAGCAGTTAGCTTTTGCTAGCTGCTCTTTTATTTTCTTTCTCCAACCTATCTACCAATTCAACGATACTGTCGTAGTAACTCTCTTCAACAAGAAGTACCTTCCCTACACCTTCGAGATGTTTTTTCTCTCAAAGTGATTTATCTTCTTTAATATCCTGCGCTTTCATATCCATTCCCCTTTTTCTAATAAAATAGCGTTTTTGTTCAAAATAATAAGCCCTAATCATTTGGACACATTTACCAGTATTATTCCCAAAAAATTCATGCTACGGTTAATTAGTCGAGTACGTCATTACTTGACAATTACCCTTAGGAGCCCCGTAGATAAACGGGGTTTCTTTTATTTAAATAACTATTTTGTTCAAATTTTAGATAAATGTTAATATTCTTCATAAAGGAGGTCTACTGATGAAAAAGATTTTTTCAGTTATTTTCATAGCAATTTTCCTTTTAATAATTTTTTATTTTGTTGGTATTTCACTTTTTTGGAACCAGCCATAAGTTAAAATAAATAATAAATTACCACTATGATTATTTAATAAATCTTCCGTCAATACTGTAGATAGGCAATAGCCAGAACTCATTTAATGAATCCCTAACCTTTCTCCGCTCCCCACGGAGAGACAGCCGAGCAGTTAGCTTTTGCTAGCTGCTCTTTAATATTCTGTTGATGCAATAATACAAGGGCTCGTAATGTTGTCATTCTTAATTACCCATTCAAATGTCTTACGAACTACTATTGAATCTCCAAGTGGTCTTCCGCATTGGAGATTGTTCTTTTCACTTTCTGGCAATTCATCTATGTCCACATATGTAGCTTCTTGCAAACTAACTTCCCCTGCAAAATCTTCGTTTATATCCTCGTCATCAAACCCACATTCTTTCTTGTAATACGCCTTTGCTTGTTCTTCAGTTTCAGCGCAAACCCAATCAAAATCATTCATTTTAAAAACCTTCATCATATCCATTCCCCTTTTCTACAAAATGAAATTTTTATTGAGTTCTTACTTATCCTTTAACCCACATAATATTTCCAATCCTGTTTATACTATAGCTGTAACTTTAGGTTACAAATCATTGCTGTAAGCGCAGCGCTTCTTTTTGTACAAGAGGCAGTTAGCTTTTGCTAGCTGCTCTTTTTACTTTTTTGAATAAAATTCTAAATCTTGGTCACTCTATAGGTAGGCTTGTGAATAGCCATAATTCATTTTTGTAGTACCTAAATTTTTTCTCCCTACTCCTTGGACTGAGTAGTTAGCTTTTGCTAGCTGCTCTTTTACTTATCCCATGTAATACCCTTGTTCTTTTACCTTTTCCCATTTATCAGTATCAAAGATTTGTTCTTCATTACGTTTCTGACCATAGCAATTAGTAACCAATTCTACTTTTACGAACTTTTTGTTGTACTTTTTTGTCCATTCCTCATTGTATGGTTCCTCACTGATCACTTCTTCGATGTATTGCTCTAATAAATTCATATCCATTCCCCTTTTCTAATAAAATAGCGTCTTTGTTTAGTTTTCAATGATTAGATTAATAGCTCCAGCTTGATCTAAATTTATTAATAATTTCTCTGCTACTTTCTTTGTGATCGTATTAGTAGCAAATGCAATTTCCTTGCCATCTACAGTAATTCTGGCTTTATTTTCGATGTATTCGATTTTCACATCTTTCATATCCATTCCCCATTTCTTAACAAAATTCAAATTTGGTCTTACTTTACTCCTGTTGATCCAAACCCACCTGCACCACGTTCGCTATCCGATAGCTCGTTTACTTCAACAAAATGAGCTGTTTCCACTGGCGCTATGACACCTTGAGCAATCCTGTCACCTTTTTTTATTCCATAATTAACACTTGCACATATTCCATGGTCATCATTGATGCCTAGCGTAATTGAGTTTCCTAGATAAGATGTATTGCTGACTATAACTCCTACCTCGCCCCTAAAACCACTATCCACCGTACCAAGAACGACTCTTAAAAACGTTTTTCGTGAAATTCCGCTCCGGGGTCTCACTTGGAGCTCATATCCTGGTGGAATTTCGAAAGCAAATCCTGTAGGTATAACCTTTGTTTCTCCTGGTTCAATAGTTACATCCTCTGCTGCTACTAGATCGAAACCAGAATCAAATTCCCGTGCATACTTTGGTAACTCCACATCTTTCACTCGCTTAATCTTTACTCTTAATTTCATTCCATCCTGCTCCTTATAAGTAACTTTTCAATTTCTCTTTCTGTTTCTTCAACACTTCCAATGAAAGCTTCGTCTTCCGTTTCTCGTTATCTAATCCCACTAAGTGATATTCCATTTTGCGAATTTCACTCTCTACTGATTCAATTTCACCTTCCACCTGTATTTTGGTTTCTTTCTTCATCCAAACACCCCTTTATAGTCCTAATTCGTTCATGATCTTTCCTTCTTCGAATCCTCTCACGATATTGCCGTTTTCAAATTTAAAAGCTGGTAAACTCATTATTCCTAAATCATCAGCTTCATTTTTATAATCAATATCTTTATCAATGTTCCTTTCCTCTAACTCAATCTCTACTGGTGCAAATCCTAGAAAGTGCTTTGCGCGTTTGCAATGAGGGCATTCATTTTTCGTAAACATAATAATCTTAGTTGCCATTTTGTTCAGTCTCCTTCGTTTCTGCTAATAATTGAGTAATTTCATAAACGTTATTTTCAATTGGTCTCATTATTCTCCATCCTCCTTGTAATCTGCTAAAATATTTTCCAACGCAATCGCCACTCCCTCTATTGCAATCCATTGCCCACGATGATATCCAGCAAGCCCTAAATCCTTGTTATCGTATGCTTCATCTGCTTTCTTTCTGTTCTCCACTGCTGATTGTTGTAAATGATCGATATATTCCTTAATCGCTTCCCTCATTCTCCCCATCTCCTTTTATCAATTCGAATAGCTCCTGCTCACTCATTTCATAAAGCTGACGTCCTGTATCTTCTTCCTTGTAAATCCCTTTATGTAATAAGACGTCAATGAATATTTGTTTCCTGTCCATTTACCTATCTCATGCCTTTCACATATTCTTCCTTTAGCTTATCTGTCTGTATTTTCACCCTTAGCTTATTAACCGTCTTCGTGTCCTCACCAACATGCCGCGCATAGGCTTCGCCAAATTTCGTCACTCGATTGACTACAATGTATTTACCTGTCTGTTTATGCGTCCAGAACCCGTTTAGCGTTCGTTCCTTCGTTGTCATGGCTTGTCCTCCTAGCTGATTTGTTTCTTCTTAGTGCTACCTCGCTTATCTTTTGGTTTGGTAGCAGCTATATAAGGATTCATTCCTCTCTCAACCCTTTTATAGAAGCAGATATCACTAATCCCATGTTCTGCAGCTACCTCAAGAAACACAGTGTGACCTTTTGGTTTCATTGCAGCATCACGACGAGACATCCCTTTTCTTAATCTGCTGTAATAAGTCGATTTACTAATCCCATTACTTTCAGCGATTGCTAACATCCGTTCGTGGCTATACTTACCACCAATGTTTCTCTTTTTAACTGGTTCCGTTATAGCACGTTCAACACTCCAACCATACACATGAACTCGTTGATACACATTCGCTTTACTAATGCCATTTTCAGTCGCTTTATCATAATCCTCGAAAGTAATTACCTCTTTGTATTTCATGACGCTTCCCTTTTCTTCGTTCTATTACCCTTACTTGCTTTTAATGTCGCTGCCGTTTTCATGTCCCATTTCAGAACTAAAACTCTTGACTGTAATGTGTTTTTAGCAATGCCATTCTTTTCAGCTAATACATATATTTCATCTGGAATCTTTGATCTTAATCTTCTCGATTTTTCCCATGCGTCTTTCCTTGTCATAATAGGAGCAGTAGCCGCTTCTTCTAAACTCCACTTATACACATTCACGCGATTATAAAACGTCTTATATCCAATACCATTGCTTTCTGCTAAATCAACATACTTTTTATTCTTCCTCTTGAAACCGTTTGTAACAGGTTCGGTTATTGATTTTGTTACATCCCAACCCATAGCTAACCTTTGATCCACATTATGTCTGCTAATTCCGTTCTTCTCAGCGATTTCATATTCTTCCCAGGTTGCGACTTTCTTATAATTCATAGTCATCCCCATTTCTTAGCTCACTCCTTTTTGCCTGCGATTTGAACGGTGTCTTGTAGGAGTATTCGCAGCTTCCTCTAACGACCAATTTAAAATTTTTACCCGCGATACGAATGTTTTATATGGGATCCCATTCATTTCTGCAATTTCTGCAAATCCTTTATATCCCGGTCTATCTCGCTTTGACATTAAAGGCTTCGTGATAGCTTGTTCAATCGTCCATCCTAAATACCGAACTCTTATATCTACGTTCCTTCTAGGTATTCCATTTTTCTTCGCAAATTCATAATCGTTCCACGTTGGTACTGGAGGATAATAATTCATACCCATTCCCCTTTCTTAATCCAATGCCATAATTTCGGCTAACGATCTATCTGAAATGTAAGTATCTATAATCTGAATCCGTCCATATTTATCTTTAGCCATTCCCACGGCTTCGCTCTCTGACTTCGCTTCGAACCATCGCAGCTTCCATTTTACGTCTACATCGTAAAACTCAACTGAGTACGTTATGACGCTTGTATCACGCTGTAAGAACCGATCCGCAGTACTCTTTGCTGAGTAATCAAAACTTCCCACTACATCCTCAAGTGTTAGCTGCTTCATGCCCCTATTCCGACTTTCTCTTGTATCTGCATTTGATAAGCCGTTTCTAACCGTTCCATTACTTCCTGGCGATTTCTATCCGCTTCCCTTTGTCTTTGCTCCCCTGCCGCGCAAATGCATGGCGCAAATTGATACATTCCCGTTCCAATATCGTTTCTAATTACTCCCGTTCCGTTACATGCACACATCTTAATTCCCCCTATATTTTATTAAGATTTTAAGTATCCGATTTCCCTTGCATAATCACGCATCTTTTCCATTCCTTCTTCTGACCAACCCCAATGAGTACAGTACAATCCACCGTAACCATTTTTACCGTTCGAATTATCGTTACCAAATATAAAGTCTGTGAAATCTCTGATTAAACCCCACATTGTTCCGCCACCAGAGAAATTATGTTCCTGTTTCTTATTCATGTAAGAACTTCTTGTCATACGCATCGGAACATTCGTGCCATGGTCAATGAACCATAGATTTCTACCATCATGCTTAAAATGAGCTGTTTTATCTTTGTAACGAAAGAACTCTCTCTCGTGATCTGCGAAATATTTAATAAGTCGATTTACGATTTCAATCCGTTTTTGCTTGTCCATTTCTTATTCCCCTTTTTTAAAATTTCGTAATCTATAATTATCACCAAACATTTCTAGCATTTCTGCGTTTTCCATCATTCTGCTAAAGTCACGTTCTCCGTACATTTCTGCTAAATGGCCAACATTGAAATTCGTTGTAAATAAAGTACTTTTTCCTATTCGGCTATCTACAATTTCATTTGTCTTCGTTTGCTTCCAAGTAACGCCTTCTTTATCTTTTTCAGTAAACTCCGCTCCGAAATCATCGATAATAAGAACATCTACTTTAGCAAGGAGAGACATAAGCTTGTCCTCTGTTAATTCGCTGTTTTTGTTCCATGTAGACTTAATTTTGGTAAACAACTTATTCATTTGAATGAACATTGCGCTATATCCACGTTTCATTAATTCCTTTGTAGCAGCCACGCACAAATGACTTTTTCCTACCCCGTAATCTCCTGTAATAATCATGCTTGTTGGATCCTCTTTGCTGTATGTAGAAACAAAATTCATGATTGTCTCTTTGGCGTCTGACAATTCTTTTGTAGGTGGTGCATAGTTATCGAAAGTAGCCTTCTTTAATTTGTCGTTGATTAGGCTGTTGTCTGCGAACGAATCGTACAAACTAATAACTTGGTTCCTCTTTTGTATTACGAGCGTTTCCTGAGCTAACTGGACGTCCTGAGGAGCGATTTCTTTGCAATGCCAGCAATAAGCTCTGTTATTTTCATCAAGGAACTTTTTACGTCTACATAAATCACATCTTTCATTAGCGACCTTTGGTAAAGTCATATTTGCTGATGAAGCTACTATCTTTGCTAGTGCCTGCATTAGAACCCGCTCCTTTTATTTTTTCGTTTAAGTAACCTTCAAATTTAGTTCCAAATAACGTTTCTGGTCTTAAATACTGGTTCATATTTGAATCTTTAAGCCATTGCGTTGTTTTGATATCAATAACTTGTTTAAAATCATCTATTGTAAAGCCGTCTTTAAATCTAGCTTTGATTAGAGTTCTTGTTTTGGCTGTTTTGTGTTTATAAGATTTACCAGCTTTTTCATTAAGATAAGAAATAATATCCTCGTAAGGGATGCAGTCTTTTGGCCGCTCTTTTTGGTCAGAAGACATATTATCTTTTAATGTAGTAATCTCTGTTGTATTCTCTGTAGTAATCTCTGTTAAAGATTGCGACATATTGTTAGAATCAATAGTTACATTTTGTGACTTTCCATTGTTACAATTTGTTACTATCCATTGCACCAATTTGTCATAATCCAATTTATAGTGAAGAGTAGGTGCTCCATTTGCTTTCATTAACTTAGTTTCTACAAGTTCCATCTCTTTCAACTTCGCTGTAGAATAGCTAACCTGACGTTTCGTTAAACAAATTTCTTCTTCCCACTCTTTATGAGATTTATAGAAATAACCGTCCGTTCTTTTCGATTTATCACTGTAGAACACAATTTGATTCAAAAGAATTGCCGTAGTAAGGTCACCTGTTAATTTAACGAATATTTTCGGGACCACTAATATGTTTTCTTGTCCGCTTATTTGAGAAATAATTGTACGTATCGTGTTGTAATTGCTCACTTAGTTCACCTTCTCCATGCGACATTCATAAGATACGTATTCTTCCATTCCACCAAACTTATATCCACCTTTAATATTCTTGTTTTCGTTATATAAAAAGTCTTTTCGTGTTTTATAAACTGGTCTGATTGTAGTAACATAGTCATAACCTCTTGCTTCTAAGTCCCGTACTGCTTGTAGAATAGCTTTCATTGATCCGCGCTTTACTGTTACTTGGAACATCACACACTCTCCCTCTCGCATATCGCGATGCCATCTTTAACACTAGATATTTTGTAACCCGGATAGCGATCAGGAGTGATGTACTCAATCGCTTTCAACTTTGCTTCTTTTTCGTTTTTTGCGCCCTTCATTACCCATGAAGGAAGGACGACTTTTGTTTCTGTTTTATCTAACATGGTTTCATCTCCTTAGTTAGCTTTTTTGTACTGATCTTCCCAACCGATTAGTGTTTCTATTGCTTTAGATGCAATCTGTGGGCTAATATCCGTTAAACTATCCGCTCCAATTTTGCTCTTTAATGTATCCTCAATTGTTTGTTTCTCTGCTTTTGAAATGACTGCCACGTGTGCTATTTTTGCGTTTATCATCTTCATTTGTTTCTCAGACGCTTTACCATTACCACCGCTGTTACCGTTGCCTTGCGGCTTATTTGGAGCTTGTCCACTATTACTCCTTTGATTAGGTTTGTTTCCTTTTCCGTAAGTAGCGCTGTTTCCGTCATCATCTTCACCAGTGTTTAAACTAAGAAATGCTGCTAGTGAGTAACGACGAGCGTATGTGATACAACTACCTACTGCTTGCGGATCGTTTTTAACTGGCTTCATTGTTAGTTCGTCTGACTCAAGCCATTCGCCACTCTCATGTAGGAGAAGCGTTTTTAACGTTACGTTTTGACCATCTCCACTTGGTATTTGCATGATGCTTAACCCATGTTTAGAAAGGATTGGTCTAATTTCATCTATAATCGTGTCTAGCGTTGCGTAATTGTTTTTAAAGAAAGGATTATCGGCATCCTTTGCTATTTTGTTAACTTCTAAATTGAACTTCACTAGTGACTTTGCTAATTCTGCGATCGTTTCACTTCTGTTCATTCCAACTCAGCTCCTTCTGTCATAATTTCTAATGTTGAAAGTGTTTCTTCTATATCTACAATGGTTAATTTCACATCTGCTATGCCTTCACGAAGTGAAATCTCATGTTCTTTTAGGTTTTTTAACTTAAACTCGTAATCACTTAATTTTCTTTTCTCGACTCCAAGTGACTTTTGTAACTCCTTTATCGCTCGCTTCAAAACGTGATCACCTCTTCTTGCTGAGTCGCTTCATACACTCCCATAAGTGCTTGTAATCCGTATTCATAAGCCACAACCATCGATGCAGCATTAGGTTCATCACTTTGCTTGTATCGTTCAACCAAACTCATAAGAATTTGAATTTCCATTTCAATTTTGTTTTGTAGGCCCATCTTATTCACCTGCAACTTTCGCTATAGAATGAGACTTTACATATTGTGTGATACACTCTGTTTCTGCATGTAAGTAATCGCCATCGAAATCTAAGCAACTTTCACCGAAGTAGATTTCTCCGTCACAACCGCTACAAGTTTCAATGAAGTCTCTTGCTGATGAGTCGTGATGATTACCATAGGTAATTGGGTTTTCAATCATTTTCTTTTCCTCCCTTTACTAGGAAAAGCCGATATGTTACAATAAATGCATAACTTCGTGATCGACTTTTCTAAAACGACCTATCTCCCAATGGGTCGTTTTTTCATGTTTTCATAGGAATTTAACTACAAATCTGTTAGAATTTAGTTACCGATATGTGTTACAACTGGCCTGTGCTTCTGTACGGGCTTTTTTGATGCTAGTTTTTAGTGAAAATCTCATCAAACGCTGAACTCAAAATCTTTTGATTCTTCAATTCGAACTCTATCTCTTTAATTTCATCAGGCATTTCACAAAGTTTATCCGATTTAATATTGAACTCTTTTTTTAAGTTAGAAAGATGGGTTTCTAAAGCTGTTATTTCTTCATCTGTCATAACGTTTTTAATCATCTCAATTCCCCTTTCTGATGCTTTGCGCATCGAAATATCCAGGAACCTATTTAATAGGTGGGGGATACCATTAGGCTCCCGAATATTTCGACAAGCAAAGGCCTGTCATTTTTGTAAAATTGTGGTATTATTGATTTATAAAGTTGATAATTTGACTTTACCCTTATGAGCCTTGAGCCTTCACAATCAAGGCTCGTCCCTATTTAGCTAGAGTTATATACTTGTATGTTTCCTCAACCTTATCTGCGCTGTTATGTACTTCCCTAGCTCTTAAATCCTTTATGATCCACAAGATTTTCTCTCGTTCGTATTCATCTCGTTGCTCTTTTGTCATCACTTCACATCCTTCGTCCACCGTTTGATAGGCTTGTCCAACAAAACTACTAGTGATATTAAGCTGCATATCGTTAACGCCAGGATGAAAAGTGATATTGGATTGTCGTACATTTACATCGCCTCCTTACCAAGAAACTTGTTAATGAAGTAAAACTGACCTTTCCCTGTAACTTTTGGCGTGAACTTCGTTTCGAATTCGCCTTTACTATTTGTTCTTACGTATTCTTGTGATTCAAACAATCCTAAATCCATTGAATACTGTGTTGGTGTATTGTACAGACTTCCTTTTTTCTTGCAAAGGTATCCATTTTCTCTCAACCATTCGAACAATCTGTTTTGACCTGTATCAATTCCTTTTTGCCTCATTAGATTTGCTAATTGCTTTACACTGATTAAGTTCGTTGACACTTGCACTGCTTCAGCGAATGTTACAAGTGGTTGTTGCTGCAATACTTTTCGTTCAGCTTCAATTCGTTTTGCTTGTTCTTCTTTTAAGTTAGTGAGTAGACCAATCATGAAGTCTGGATTAGTTACCGCTTGTTCCAGCGCTTGATCTGTCATGTATGTTCCGTGTTTTCTAATAGAAGGAAGTACTTCTTCAAACACCCATTTTTCAAATTGTTCCGCTTGTGTAAGTTTTGATTTGACGATTAAGCGGTATAGGTTGGGTTCGTTGATGAATTTCTTATTTTGGACACCGCTTGTAGTAGGGACCTCGTGAAACGCGACCCCCTCAGTTTTACAGTGACGCTTGATTGCCTCTGTAGCATTTGCATATCCTAGTAAATTTGCAACGTATGTTGCAGGAAAGTATTCTTTTCCATCTTTCATAAGAATTTCTAATTTGCCGAATGCATCATGTGAAAAGTTTTGTAATTGATTCATTTTTGTTCCTCCTATTATGTTAACATCAGGTTAACTAAATGTTTTAAAAAAATGACAACCTTAAGTTAACTTTGTTCTAACAGTTCATCAGTTGTCACATTATATAATGTTGATAATTTCCCTAATTTTTCTAAACTCGGTTGCCTTTTTCCTTGTTCCATATAACAATAACCACTTTTGGAACAACTGAGATGTTCAGCCACAAATTGTTGTGTATAACCGAGTGATATCCTTAATTCTTTAGCACGTTCTGCATTAAGTTTTGTCATTAGCATCACCCTTGTTTCTTTCGATGCTTTTATAATATCAATTTGTTAACTACAAGTCAACACGTTTCTATAAAAAATATCCGGAGAAAAAAACCAAGTTGTCTTAGAGTCAACTTTTCTGTTATATTTTATGTATCTGGTAATACTAAGGTATTAAAAAGGGGATCGTTATGGAGAATATAATTGGGAAAAGAATAAAAGAGATACGGATGTCGCTCGGGTATACACAGCAACAATTTGCAGATAACGTAGATATCAGTAAACCGATGGTATCTTATATCGAATCAGGGAAGAAGACTCCATCTAGAGAAACTGTTTCAAAAATATCTAATTTAGCAAATGTATCAACTGACTATATTATGGGGCTATCAGATAATAAAAATAATGAAGAATCTTCAGCATCAGATGTTATGTTAGAACTTAAGCATTATATAAATCGTATGGAAAGTTTTGATGAGGAAACGAAAGAATTCGCTATTAAGAAGATAAAAGCTTTAATTTCAGGTTTAGATATAGAAGATAATAAATAATTAGGATGATTGATAGCTACAGCTAACAATTATCCTTTTTTTTAATCATTCCCTTTTCACATTCATCTAAAAGAATGCCAATCTCCTTTAAAATCAGGATTGCTTGCTCGTCCCCTTTTTTCGCCATACCAATTAATAATTGAATTCCTTGTTTGCAGTCCTCCATTTTAAATCCCCCATCCTGTTTTTTCTTCATAATAGTTTGTGAACTATTCACAATGATTTAATTTTTGTTCAAATTAGAAAAAAACGAATTTCCCCAGAAAGCACGAAAACGAACGCGACTTCTTTTTTATGTCCATATTATACCACGAAAAACGAACATGAGTTCTAGTTATTAATACTGTATCATTTAAATGTTTTTCTATCCCTATACATTATTTTGAACAGATATTAAAAATGTTTACCTCTTTTTATAGTTCTTTATTAATTAATCACAAAAAATTATAAAGATGAAATAAAGGCAGTAAAACGCGCATAATTTGACCAATTTACCCAGTGAGAGCCGAGGCTCTCTTTTTTTATTTCCTTTCGACAAAATGTGACAAGAAAGTCGTAACCAGATTTGTTATGCTTGGGTAAGAAATCTTACATTTGGGTACTGGAGGAAACAGAATAATGAGCAAAAAGCTATTAACAGCCTTAACATGTAGTGCTTTACTTATGGGATTAACGGCGTGTGGTTCTAATGATAAAGCGAGTACTTCTTCTAATGATTCGAAACCAAAACAAGAGGCGAAAAAGAAAGAAGAGCCAGTTACTACAACTTCATTAATTAACGAATTTAAGAAGGCTGGATTAGAAGCTGAAAATGCTACGGATCTACCACAAAAAGAATTTGGAAATATGCGTAAAGATGGCAAGCGTATCCTTACACCAAAATTAGGTGACGATAAAGGCGGCCGTGTATTCGAGTTTAGTAAAAAAGAAGATTTGGAGAAAGCGAAGAAATACTATGATGATTTAAGTAACTCAAATCAAATGTTGTTCTCACATACATACGCTAAAGGGAATTTCCTTGTACAAATGAATGGTGATATGAAAGATGAAGAGTTTAATAAATATAAAGAAGTTATGGATAAAATAGTGAAATAAGTAATGGCACTCTAATGAGTGCTTTTATTTATAGACATAACAAGAAGGAGATTAATCAATGAACTGGATGCTATTTACTATTTCTAATGAACAAATTAAAGAATCACTAAACAAGTTGCAAACAAAAGTAGAATCTTTGGAAACTGTAAAAGAGGTTCAAGATAAGATTATCACAACAAAAGATAGTCAAATAACATTCCTGCAAGGAGAGATTTCAAGTATAACTAATTGGATTATTTTTGTAGGCAGCGTCATTATAGCTCTCGCATCTGCCGCTTATATTTATATAAAATTATTAGAGAAAAAAGCTAATCAAAAGATTGCTGACGGCGAACAGCAAATACAACTAGCTAATCAAAAAATAGAAGAAGCCAATAACATAAATACAATAGCTCAAGAAAAAATAGAAGGTTTGTATACAAAACTAAAATTTGACATGAGATTTAATAAGATAAAAACAAGCTTAGATAATTTAACTGAAAATCAAAAACTTAACCTGAATACAATTCCACAGAATGCTCAAGAAGAATATAAGCGATTTGTAAAGTATAGAAGAGAATTGGAACGCGACTACAGAATCCAACATGAACATGTAAATGAACTAATAATAACAGAACAAGAAATAACTACAGAAGCTATTCGAGAAATTGGGGAATTAGACACGAAAATACGAAGACTAGCCGAAGAATACATCATGTTTGCTATAGATCACAATTTATTGTAGTTATGTTGCATTACATGCTATACTTTAGGTAAAGATGAAGATAAAGAAAAAGATGAAGATAAAAAAGTTTCCCAGTACGCCAATACTGAAAAACTTTTAAAAGTTTATGATTATTTATTTTCTTTTTTACTTAACTGAATCATTCCAATAACAACTAAAAGCAATGTCCCAATTGCTGTAACGGTGTTTGCATCCATTATGTATTCACCACCTTTCAAAGCCTTTCGTACGCCAATACGATGGGCTTATTTACATTATAACAAAAATACGTACATACACACACGTCCGATTCATCATAAAACTAAATAATATAATTAATTCTATCTCTTTTATAAACCGTTTTTAATAGAAAAATCCTTTTTTTCACATCCATCAGGGGTACAGCCGAGATACGTGTAATTTTGAGTATTAGCCTTACTTTTATTTCCAAACAAAACCTATTGAACGTATAACTAGATTTTATTACGTCTATTTACA